CCGCCAACCATGATATGGCTGACCATCAGGATGGTGATCAGTTTCACTTCTCTTCCTTTCCTTTTCCAAATGCGAAGTCGATAAACTCCTCGACTTCATCCCACTTCTCTTGAATGCGCTGCGACCCTTCTGATCTGATCAGCCTTCGCAGCTCGTTGATCTTCGCATACATCTTCGGCACTCGTCTCACACCGTACTTCTCGGTCATTTTTTCAGCAGTCCAAAGTCAAAGAATGGTTTCTTTCCCGGAACCGGAATACCTGCTTTCCGACGCTTTTCGTGATATACCGACGTCACGATGCGCCTGTTTTCCGCGTCTTTCTCCGCCCTGTTGGGCTTCTTGCGGATCAGCTCTTCGCCCTTCCAGTCGTCTTTCACCGGAACAGCGCCTCGATCCGCTTCTGCTCCCGATCCAGAGCCCACCGCTCCAGCGCCTCCGAGCGCATCTTCGGTGGGATGCCGGTCTTGAAGTCGAGCCTGTAGTCCTTGTGGCTCAGGGCGGTGATTGTTTTTGGCGCCATCAGCGTGTGCCTCGGCTGAAAGAGGGACCGCCGGTACTCTGCGATCTCCTCTCCCCACCGGCGGGAGTGAAACTCCCCGATCTGCGCGATCTTGGACATCAGTCGTTCTCCTATGATGCGATCTGAGGGGCATGGATGGACTTGATAACGCCGAATGCGGGGTGCCCGACCCACATGCCTTCGATCCATTGCCACCAGCCGCCTTCGCTGCGCTGGACGGCGCCGTGGTAATGCTGTTCCGCCCGGCGCCAGTGGCCGCGCCGCCAGTGCAGGGCCCTCGGCCTGCCGCCGGACGCCGCCAGAGCCCGTGCCTTGGCACCCTCGCCAATGTTCCACCGAACGATGCTCGGGCCGCTGCTTGACAGCCTTCCTGACCGCGCCATAGCCCGCCGCTGCTGTCGGCTCAGGGCCGGACTGACCGACGTGATATTCGGCTGATTGATCAGGGACATGATCAAAGAACACTTGAAGATCATGATAATAAAAGCATTGGCTAGGTCACTATCTTTAGAAAACTTTTGAGAAATTAGCATATGTTCGCCGGGAACATATGCTCCAATTCCATTTTCAGTACCGTTGATGCTGCTTTGAAAGGCTACAATCGTGTGGGGTCCTCCAATAGGATCAGGATCAGTTCCCCAAAGATGAACAAGGCCGTATTTGCCATCAGAAAGCTCAATGGCAAGAAGCGTTGTATGACCATGCCTCTTTGCATCAAGGGGGACCAAAACTTCACCCCATGTTGATACTCTACCCGTTTCAATCATGCCAATTTCAACCGCAGCATCATGAATTTCGGCACTGACAATGAACATGTGCGTCAAGCCAGCGCCGAAATTTACTTCATAGCTATGAAAAATGCTGAGAAGTTCTTCCCAGTCGTAACTTTTAATTCCCTCAATATGGTCCGCCAAAATCAGAACCCCCACTTACTGGCGCAGATCGGCCCGATGCCCATCTCGATGCTGGTTTGGTTGGTCAGTTCCCGGCCGCAGCAGCTGCACACGCCGGTCTTCCGGCCATAGTCAACTGCTGCCTCCAGAGGGTTCGCGGCGATGCGCTGCAGGCGGGACAGGGTGTCAGCCTTGGTTTCGCGCACGGCCTTGAAGACGGCGCCGTCGATCTTGCCCTGATATGCGTCGTCTTCGATCTCGACGACGTACAGGCAACCGGCGTTCTTGCCGGTGGCAGGTGCCAGAGACAGCTTCAGGCCTTCGGCCCGGTAGATCGGCTTGCGCTGGCCGTTCTCGACGGCGGTGTTGAACATGGCGCGGATCGGGCTCAGGTCGACCGTGCCGCCCTTGGCTTCAGCCTCAGCATTGCGCGCCGCGCGGGCGGCCAGCATCTTCTCGTGGCCACGGTACCACGCGGCGATCTGGTTCTGGGTCAGGGAGCCCCAGCGGGTCAGCGAGGCGTACAGGGAGGCCGTGAAGTCGGTCCGGCAGGCCACGAGGTCGGCCCACATGTCCGGGTGCTCCTCGGCGAACTGCTTGACCTGACGACGGGTCTCTTCGGCCTTGGCCTCGACCTTGGCGCGCGCAGCGGCGCGATGCTTGGCCCGTTCGTCCGGCGAGGTCGTGAAGAAGCCGCGCCCTTGGCAGGCGAGGCACTTGCTGTTGCCGTGGCGATTGGTGCCACCCGACCACTTGCCCGTCCCGGCACACTGGCCGCACGGATACTCATGCGTGACCTTGGCGGTGCGGCGGCCTTCGATCTCGGTCGGCAGGCTGTTGACGAAGTCCTCGAAGCTCATGATCGGTGCTCCCTCTCTCTATGAGAAAAGTCATACCGACAATGTGGGATCAGGTCAACTGTTATCTTTCAGTTTGTACCGCAGGGTTTTTCTTTTGTTGTATCGGTGGATGCTTTCCTCGACTTCAGCGTCGCCATTGTCCACCAGCTTCCGCAGGCATGCCTCGATGTCCTCTTTGCGGTACTGCTTGCCCAGCCTGTTCACGATCACGCCGAGCGTCTCGCCGTCGTCGCCGGAAATCAGCTGCGCCACCTTGGCCATCATGGCCTTGGCCGGGTCATCCTTGGCGTTCTCGTTGCCCACGACCATGCGGATTTTCGTCTCGATGTCGCGCTTGATCAGGGCGAAGGCCCAGCGGACGTGCTCGACCGTCCGGACGCCCTCGGGAACCGCCAGCGTCAAGCTGATCTTGGTCACCTGCTCGTAGCCCCGCTGGGGGATCGCCTCGAGACCGGTGGAGCTTTTCTGATCGTAGGCCATGCGGTCGAAGTATCGTACGATGTTCCGCAGCATCTCCTTGGCCGCAGGCTCGGTCGGGATCACGATCCGCTCGCCATAGTGCTCCACGCGGGCGTCGGCCGGGCGGTTCATGTCGAAGCTGCCGCCCATCGCGATCTGCTGCATGGCGATCTTCAGGTTCTCGGGCAGAGGGTGCTTGACCCAGTCCAGCTTGGTCTGCGGGGCCGTGTCGGTCTCGATGTTCAGGATCGCCCGGCCGATGAAGCCGTTCGCGGCCCCGTCGAAGTCCACCAGCTCGTCGAAATTCTGCCCGGTGGTGTAGCCGCAGAGCGACAGGAACGGCCTGTCCAGCCCGTGGTCGATGGTCGACAGGAGGTGGGCCAGAGCGTCACGCCGGGAAATCAGGTACGGCTTCTCGCCGACGTCGTCGATCTGCTTCTCGAGCTGGGTCAGCTCTTTCCGCAGGGACTGGCGGGTATCTTCCTTCAGGTCGCCGGAAATCAGCAGGCGCCCGTCGGCCTTGGAGTAGACCGACATCAGGAGGCCGATGATGCCCTCCATGTAGATCGCCCCGCCGCGCTTCTGGGCCGACTTGATCTTCTGAAGCAGGAAGCCGATCTCGTCGATCAGGTAGAAGGCGGCCTGATTGCGGGTCAGGTTCCGCATGATCTCCTGCTCGGACTTGATGGTGCCGTGGGTGGCGGCCGCCAGCCCGCATTCCAGCATGATTTCGTTGATCGCGCCGATCAGGGCGTCCTTGCCGGTCGCCGATCCGGCCACGTTGAAGACGAACAGGTTGGTGGTGGCTCGGTCGATGTCGTCCATGTACCGCAGGCCCGCCGCGTTCGACAGGGCGACGATGGCGGCCAGAGAGGCGAGGCGTTCGCGCTTCTTGCGGGTGCGGGTGTTGATCCACTCGGCGACGCGCCCCGCGAGCCCCGGCGGCCGCAGCAGGTCGATACCCTTGACGTCGATCTTCTCGCCTGTGTCTTCGACCGCCGGGGTGAAGTCGAACTCGACGTCGGGGGTGAAGGTGACCGGCTGCTTCCAGCCGCCCTGCTCGGCATAGTGGGCGAGGGTGCCCAGCGTGACCGGGTTGGCGCCCTTGCCGAAGCTGTGCCACTTGTTGGGCATGACGCGGGGATCGTGCTTGCTGGATCGGGCCGACCAGTCTTCCCAGAGGCTGTAGGCGGTGCCGCCGGACGCATGGTGCAGCGCCATGCCGACGCGGACCCACGTCTCATAGTCGACGTCGTCGTTGTCGATGTACCGCAGCATGTCTTCCAGATCGGCGTGGCTGACGTCGACCGTCCTGTTGCCCAGCTCGGCCCGGTGCCGCTCCGGCTTGGTCAGGAGCTTGATCAGCGCCTCTGGGGCATAGTCGATGTCGTCAGGGGTACCAACCGCGACCTCATACCGACGGCCGGAGGCATGGAGCGAGCCGGGGCCGACAACATAGGCCGCGCCGCTCTTGAAGTCGACGCCGGGATAGTCCGGGTGTTTGGTCACCAGCGCGACACCGGGCGGCACCTTGAAGTACAGGTGGCGCGACCCACCGCCAGAACCGGTGTTCACGATCAGCCCGGCACCAGCCACTTCCGGCACATCCCGCAGCAGCTTCTCGAAGCTCTCGAGCCCGCCGTTCCGCGCATCGACGTCAACGACCAGCAGGCCGCGCAGCAGCACGCCGTATCCAGTAGCAAACTGGCCGGTGGCCTCGATGATCTCGAACTGTTCCTCGGACCAATGGGGGGTGTATTGCCAGTTGGAAACCAGCGGGTGCTTCAGCACGGCCTTGCAGTCCGGATCGCCGCACTTGCAGGTTCCGTCGGCATTACTTCCATGTAAGCCGAACACGAGGTATTCGGCCTCCCAAAAGTCTCTGTAATTCATGATCTTCTCAGCCGAAGAGGTAAGAGGCGAGCTTCTCGATGGTGGTCAGGGTCGGCGTGCCACCCTTGCCCTTCGCGAAGTTTCTGACCGTGTTCTCGTGCAGCCCAGTCGCCATTGCGACCTTCGTGAGATTGCGATCAGACAGTGCTTCGCGGATGCGCGCAAGCTGTTTGTCCATCTCCGTCCGGATGGCCTCGGCCGGGCTGGCTTCTTGATCCGACATCAGTAGTGTCTCCTTGGTGACAAAATGCCTGTTGACACTCTCACAATGTGGACCTATCGTCAATCCCGTTGTGAGCAGAGAAAGGAGCGAGAATGAGTGTTCTCGAGCACATCAGCAAACCCAAGAACCGGCCCGTAGTCGCAACCATCATCGGCGATGCGGGCCTTGGCAAGACTTCCCTTGCCGCCACCTTCCCGAAACCCATCTTCATCCGCGCCGAGGACGGCCTGTCGTCCATCCCCGAGGCCAGCCGTCCTGACGCCTTTCCGCGTCTGACGTCGGTCGAAGACCTCTGGGAGCAGATGACCGCGCTGATCAAGGAAGATCACCCGTACGACACGCTGGTGATCGACAGCGTCACGGCGCTTGAAGTACTCTTCGGGGAGCACGTGCTGGAAACCGACCCCAAGAAGCCGAAGGGCCTGCAGCAGGCTCACGGTGGGTACGGCGCCGGTCGCGACATGGTGGCGTCCATGCATCGCCGCGTCCGCAAGGCCGCCGAGATGCTGGTCGAGCGGGGCATGAACGTGGTCTTTGTGGCGCATGCCGACACGACCCGGATCGAGCCGCCGGATGCCGACCCCTACACGAAGTACACGATGCGCCTGCATGAGAAGTCGATGCAGCCCTACGTGGACAACGTCGATCTGGTCGGGTTCCTGCGCCTCGAGACCTTCGTGACCGGCGAAGGCGAGCGCAAGAAGGCGGTGTCCGACGGCACGCGCCAGCTCGTGTGTCACGCGACCGCCTCGAATGTGTCGAAGAACCGCTTCGGCATCTCCGAGCCCATCGAGGTCAAGCAGGGTGAAAACCCGCTTGCCGACTATCTGCCCCAGTTCAAAGCCAAATCGAAAGGGAAGTGATCATGGCCTTTTGGAACCTGTCCGACGGTGAAGACGTCAAGAGCAACAGCACCGGCGAGTACGACGCCGGTGGCGGCCGGATCGAGGTGATCCCCGACAACACGTCGGTGCTGGCAATCATCGACGAGGCGAAGTGGGACCGTACGCAAGACGGCGACCGCTTCATCTCGCTGCGCTGGTCTGTGCTGGCGCCGGAGGAGCTGAAGAACCGCAAGGTCTTCCAGAAGCTCTGGGTGCTGGACGACGAGCCCCGCGCGAAAGACCCGGTGAAGAAGCGCGACAAGGCCAAGCGCATGCTGGCGGCCATCGACACCAACGCGGGCGGCAAGCTGCTCGCCAAGGCCGAAATGCCGACGGACGAAAGCCTGACGGCCTGCCTGACGAACAAGCCGATGGTCATCCGCGTGATGGTCTGGGAGATGGAGGACCGGGCGACCGGGAACATCAATCAGGGCAACTGGGTCGGCGCGGTGTCTCCGAAGAGCGCGCCGCAGACGCCGTCGGACGAGATCGAGCAGAAGTCTGCCCAGATGCAGTCGAAGAAGCAGTCTGGCGGCGGGGGCAGTGGCGGGCGCCGCCGCGACATGGACGATGACAGCATTCCCTTCTGATCAAGGCGGGGGCCTTCGGGCCCCCTCCCACCACCCCTTATCCTATCGGAGATGATGATGTTTTCCTTCCTGAAGAAGCCGAAGGTCACGTACGTCAACAGGCGCGTGACGGTCGGCCTGACCGACGGCCGCGAGATCACGCACAAGGCTACCGACCGCGAGATCAGCCCGACGGGGCGCCTGCACCTGACGTCGAACGGTGTCGTTGTAGCTGATTACCTGCCGGGCACGTGGACCAGTCTAAGCGTCGGGCATCGCGCGATCCGGAGCCTGTGATGGAGCAGCGCAGCGAGGAGTGGTTTGACGCGCGCAAGGGGCGCGTGACGGGCTCAGCTGTCGGCGCGATCCTTGGTCTCGACCCCAATCGGGACCGCAGCGACGTTCTGCGCGACATGGTCCGGTCGTACCACGGGGCTCCGAGGGAGTTCCGAGGCAACATCGCGACCCAGTGGGGCGTGGTGCACGAGGCTGAGGCCCGCGAGGACTTCGAGCGCGACACCGGCCTCGAGGTCCAGACGGCGACCTTCTGCGTTCACCCGAATTTCGACTGGATCGGCGCCAGCCCGGACGGGTTCGTCGGAGACGACGCCCTGCTCGAGATCAAGTGCCCGTTTGGACTTCGGACGCAGCCCGCGCCGGTCGGCTTCAAGACGGCCGCGCAGCAGCCGCACTATGTGGCGCAGATGCAGGTCCAGATGTTCGTGACCGACCGGGCGCGGTGCCACTTCTGGCAGTGGACGCCGAGCGACAGCCGCCTCGAGACCGTCGAATACGACCCGGAGTACATCGCCGAGGTCTTCCCCCAGCTGGAGGCGTTCTACAAGGAGTACCTGCAGGCCGTCTCCGATCCGGGCGACCATCTGGAGGAGAAGCGGAAGGTCATCGACACGCCGCGCGCCATGCAGATGATCGCGGAGTACGACGACCTGACCTCAGCCATTGAGCGGGCCGAGGAGCGCAGGAAGGAGCTGCTGGAGGCCATCGTGAAGATCGCCGACGGCAAGAATGCTGTCTTCGGCGGCCGCAAGCTGACGAAGGTCGAGCGCGCTGGCTCCATCTCCTATGCCTCCGCCATCAAGGTGCTGGCGCCGGGGGCCAATCTAGAACCGTGGCGCGGCAAGCCCACGAGCTACTGGACGCTGAAATGACCGACCCCGAGATCGCACGCCTTCGCAAGCACAACCTGCTCCTGCAGCGCCGCCTCGAGCGTGCCCGCCGGGACGCCCTGCTCTTTGCCGCCAGCCTGTGCGAGGACAACGACTGCGTGTCCTGCGCCGACAAGATCAGGCTGGTGGCAGGGAACATGGCTTCCCCCAGTGTTCACGTGGCCCCTCTGGTCTGGCGGATGGAGGATGGCGCTTTCCGCGCCATCCCGATGGCTGGGTACGACTATCTGGTCGTCAAGAACCCATTCGGCGTCGGCACCATGACCTACTGGAACAAGCACATGATTGCTGTTGTAGACACCGAAGAACAGGCCATGTCCGAGGCACAGAAGCACTTCGCGGGCTGCATCCAGCCTGCACTGGAGGCATCATGAAGCTCCTTGCCCTGCTTGCCCTGCTGGCCACTCCGGTGGCCGCAGACGACACCGACCGCTGCTTCCAGCTGGGGCAGATCGGCGAGAGGATCGCCATCGCGCGTGACGGCGGCTTCAGCATGAAGTCGTCCATGATGGCGATCCCGATGGACATTCCGTCTGACCGTTATCGCTTCTTCATCGACATGGTCGACGTGATCTATGGTCAGTGGCGCTACGAGGCCCCGGTCGACATCGGGGCTGTCATCTTCACCCTGTGCATGAGGGGAGACATCCGATGAGCGACGACGATCTGATCCGGCGCGGGGATGTGCTGCGCGCCATCGTGGAGGCCCGCCATGACTAACCCCAACGACCTCTCGGACGCCGCGCTGCTGGCGCTGGCGGAACGGCTGGAAGACGGATGTCGTGGCGGGCCGGGTTGCGCCTGTTCCCTGAATGACGCCGCCGCCACCCTGCGCGCCATCGTTGCCGCCCGGCAGGCCCCGCAGGATGTGGTGGAGGCGCTGCGCGTCACTCTCAAGCATCTTGATGGCCTGATCACTGAGAGCGGTCGCGAAATTGAATGGGGCCACGAAGACCCGTTCAGGATGGGGGAGTGGTTTGAGCCGGAAGACCTTGCTGAAATTGAAGCCGCCCGCGCCTTCCTCGCCGCGCTGAAAGGAGGCGACAATGGCTTATTGGGATAAGCCCCCCAAGAAGGGGTATGTCTATATCGACATCGTTGATGGTGCTGAAGGGCCATCTGTTTCGATTGGTGATCACCAAGGGGGAATGCGTGTAGCAGGGCCAAAGCCGTGGGGCGGAGGGACTGTCCGGCAACGCTTTTTGGCGTATATCGCAGACATTCGCAGCGCCCTCCCCGCCGCCCCCGACCCGCGCGACGAAGTGATCCGGGGGCTGGTGGAGGCGGCGGAACGGTCACGGCAATACATTGTGGGCAGCATGGTGGACCGCAGCGGCCCGGTATTGCGCCAGCTGGACGCCGCCCTCGCCGCCGCACGCCAGCCTTACATGGGGCAGATCATGGCGGAATGCGATTGCCAGAGGCAGGGCGAGTGCCAGCGGGCCGGGCGCTGCATCGCCGAGGTGCGTTGATGCACCGGAATGACCCAGACGCCCTGCCGCCGCGCACCCGCAAGGGCCGGAAGCCGTTCAAGGTGGAGATGCGAGCGCGGGACCGGAAGTGGCCCTGCGCCGACTGGGCCAGCTGCGGAGCCTACGCCACCGAGGCGCAGGCAAAGCAAGCTGTCGATGCCATGAATGCCAAAGACCTATGGCTCGAATACAGACTGAAGCCGTGATGGGGTTGACCTACAACGGAATTGTCGATAAAACGTCATCCTGAGCAGAGAGAGGATGATCGAATGAGCCTGAGACCGTACCAGCAGGATGGTCATGACGCCGCCGTCGCATGGATCAAGAAGAACCGCGCGCCGTGCCTGATCGAGGCCGCCACGGGAGCAGGGAAGAGCCACCTGATCGCTGCCATCGCGGACACCGTGCACGCCATCTCGAAGGGCAAGCATGTGCTGGTCCTGCAGCCGTCTGCCGAGCTGGTCGAGCAGAACGCCGAGAAGTACCGCGCCACCGGCGCCAAGTGCTCCATCTTTTCGGCGTCCGCTGGAGAGAAGAGCCTGCGGCACCCAGTGGTCTTCGGCACCCCGCTGACCGTCAAGAACCGCATCTCCCGCTTTGGCGCGCAGTTCGCGGTGGTTATCATCGACGAATGCCACGGGATCACGCCGACAGTCCTGTCGATCATCGAGGCCATGCGGGAAGCCAATCCCAACCTGCGCGTCATCGGCCTGTCGGCCACTCCCTATCGCATGGGCACCGGCTACATCTTCGCCAAGTGGCCCGACGGCAAGCCTGTCCCTGAGAACCAAACCCGCGACCCTTACTTTGGCGCCTGCGTCTACCGCATCCGCGCCCGCCAGCTGATCGACGCCGGTTACCTGACGCCGCCTGTGATCGGCAGCATCGGTGTTGCATCGTACGAAACCATGAACATGCAGCTGAACAGCCGGGGGCAGTTCGACGCTGAGGACATCGACCGCGCCTTCCACGGGCAGGGCCGGAAGACATCCAGCATCATCGCAGATGTCGTGGGTCAGTCGCGGGATCGCGAAGGCGTGATGATCTTTGCGGCTACCGTCCGGCATGCTCAGGAGTGCATGGAGAGCCTGCCGCCCAGCCTGTCCGCGCTGGTGACCGGGGAGACGCCCAAGGCGGAGCGGAAGCGCATCCTGACGGCATTCAAGGCTCGGAAGATCAAGTACCTCGTGAACGTCTCCGTGCTGACCACTGGGTTCGACGCCCCGCACGTGGACGTGATCGCAATCCTGCGCGCGACCGAGAGCGTCGGCCTGCTCCAGCAGATCGTCGGCAGGGGCCTGCGTCTGTCTCCCGGCAAGACCAACTGCGTCGTGCTGGACTATGCCCAGAACATCGACCGGCACTGCCCGGACGGCGACATCTTCAGCCCCGAGGTCAAGGTGCGCGGCGGCGAGAAGGGCGAGGGGTCGCTGACCTGCCTGTGCCCGGACTGCAATGCGGAGAACGAGTTCTCGCCCCGGCCGAACGAGGAGGGCTATGGCATCGACCAGTACGGGTACTTCCTCGATCTGGACGGCATGCGCGTCGCCACGGACTGGGGTGACATGCCCGCCCACTTCGGACGCCGGTGCCAAGGCCGCTCGACCATCGCCGGAGACCTCGTCCAGTGCGGGTACCGCTGGACCTTCAAGAGCTGCCCGGACTGCGAGGCGCCGAACGACATCGCCGCCCGGTACTGCACCACCTGCAAGGCCGAGATCGTCGACCCGAATGAGAAGCTCCGGCTGGACTTCAAGGCCCTGAAGCGCGATCCCACAAGGATGCAGACCGACGAGGTTCTGGACTGGAAGGTCGTGCCGGGTGTCTCTCGCACCGGCAAGGAGACCGACAGGGTTGACGTGGTGACCCCCTATCGGTCATTCTCCTTCTGGGTGCTCCGGCACCCGACGTTCAGCCGGGCCATGAAGGACAGGGCCATGCTGGATGGGCTCAGGGGCCAGCCGCCGCAGACCGTTACCTATCAGAAAGACCCGGAGACCGGGTTCTATCGCGCAATCGCATATAACAGGCCGCATGATGAAGCTCCCGAAGGACATCCCGATCTGGGGAAACGCAGAGTACAGGGGCGACTGCCCCAAGGAGACGCTGGAGCAGGTGACCTTCTTCGCTCGGCTTAGGCGGGCCCACCCGGACAGCTACGGCCTGCTGGCGCTACACCCCCGCAATGAGGGCAAGCGCACGCTCCTGCAGGCCGCCAAGGAGAAGAGCGAGGGTATGTCGACCGGGGCCACGGACATCGTGATCCCCGGAGCACCCAGCTTTGTATGCGAGCTGAAGAGGCGCGATCACACCAAGAGTACCATCCACCAAGAGCAGCTGGACTACATGCACGCGGCGCAGCGCGCCGGAGCCTATGTCTGCATCGCTCTGGGCGTCGACGCCGCGTGGCAGGCCTTCGAGGACTGGCGCAGCCATGTGGAGGGATGAACTGCGCCCCAGTTCCCGCATCCGCC